TAACTGCTCTTTGTCCAGACCTGACTATCCAACCAGAATCTCTGTACATGCGATCTATGTGCCCTGTACGCTTTGTAAGGGCTTGTAAGGAAAGATCTCCTGTATCCGATGCCTGTAGTACTACATGACGATAAAGTCCGTTAGGAGTCTCTATAGGGTCATCTAGCCTAACAACGATAGTATCTTCTTTAGGTTTAAGCATTGTTTTAGTTTTAGGGTCGTACACCTCATCAAGCTCTAAGTCTCTTAAAGCTACACGCCTGCCTGCTGTCTTATGTATTCCGCCATCTACAGCAACATCAACACCAAAGAAACCTGCTTCCTTTTTCTTGCTGTAATATATTTTATTTCTAGCTTCATAGATGTCATCCATTACTGCACGTATTTTAGCGTACTTTCTAAAAGCTGACTCTACGTTTGAAGATGAATCTGCCTGACCTACAGCTGTACTGAACTCCCTAAGTGTGTTGTACTGTTTGCCTGTGTCATCACCTAGCTTTAAAGCGTGACCAACTATATCAGCAACACCAGGAGACATACCAGAAAACGCAGTCTGTACCTTTTTATCAAAACCTTCTGCTAAGGCTTTATGTTTGAAGTTCAAAGCGAACACACCTTCTAGGACTTCACCGCCTAAGATACGTAAAGGGTTCAAGAACATTCCAGAGAATCTACCGTAGGACTTCTTACCCGCAGCGCTGAGGTCAAGTACATCCATCTTAGAACTGAAGATATGCTTAACAGGTACTTCTACGAACCACTCTGCCCCTTCTGCCATAAGGTCTTCAGCAACTTCAGGCCCAGCGAAGTTCTTAGGATTAACAAATGTCCCTCCTTCGGTCTGAGAGTCCCTGAGTGTCTGGGCATTCATACCTTTCTGTTGCTTTCTTTGCTTCTTAGTTAACTTCTTAGCAGTGCCTTTAGGTGCACTGAGTAGCTCCTCTGCCGCACGCTCTTTAAGTTCACCCTTAGATACAAGCTTAGCCCCATCTGGAAGAACAGCTGATTCCATAGCATTCAAAGCATCTTGCTTTGTCTTAAAACCACCGGCATTACCGTCACCCATAGTGAACAAAAAGTCCCCTAAAGAGTTATTATCAGTGTTGCTTCTAAATCCAGTTGCTGAATCCATAACGTTCAGGCTTGTACCCGTTTGAGTCTCTAGTACCCTAGCTCTCTTCATACCCATGTTAACAGCGCTTTCGTCTATAAGGAGAAGCTCATTAACCTCTATAAGGTCTTCTCTTACGTTAGGGAATCCCGGGAGGTTAGATGCACTAGGTCCGCCTATGTGACGTGTACTAGCCTGTTCTTGAGTTAAACCGTGACGTACAGCCTCAGCTATAGGATCTTTCTTTAAGGTCTTAAGGAACTCTTTAGGCTCTAAGTCGTACAGCGAATCAAGTACAGAACTGCCATCCCTGTGTGCTGTAGTGGTTATTGTTTCTGGTAGCATCTTAGCGGCTATAGCTTTAGATAAACCTTTTATGGTCTGTATTGAACCTATAACACCAAAACCTAAGTTAAACAACGTCTCTGCAAACTGACCCTTTTGAGAATCAGTTACTTCACCGTCAGCCATCTGGATACCGCCCTCAAGGATAGAGCGCTTTAGCCTATCCACTTGGATTGAGGTAAGCATAGAATTATTACGGCCCATGAGGGTTGTCTCATAACCTGCCCACTCTTCTACTAGGTTCTCTAGGACAGTGATCTGCTGTTCTTTTGGGAGGGTATCTAACTTATCTAAAGCGTTACCTATTCCTAATTTGAATTTAGCGAACTCTACTTCTCCTGTTCCAACAAAAGGAATTATAAGCTCTCCTAAGTCTCCAAGTATTTCACCCCAAGAGCTTTCCTGAAAAAGCCTCGCAGTCTGCATGTCTATATTTCTAGCTAACTGTTGGTTAAAAGCTATCTCTGCATCAGCTCTAGGTAACATAGGGTTATTAGGTAAACGCTTAATGATGTATTCTTCGCGATAATCCCCTAGATCGTAGAACCCATCCTTAGAGGCTTTTAGTTCTTCAACAATAGCTAAGACTTCTTCGTTAGTCTCGGCTGCCTGTATTTTTTCCTCAGCTAACTTAAGGTCCTGTTCACGTTCTGCACCTTCAGAAATAGAGGACTGCTCATCAATTACACCGTCATTGCCTTGCTCTAATGCTTCTCTGGTAGGGTCAAAGGTATCAGTGTCCCCTGCGTACACAACCTCTTGAAATATAGTAGCAACTTCACTTGCGCTTTCTGTAGAACGATAAGGTATCTCGATGGTGTCTTTACCTAGTACACCTTGTATACTAAACATAGACTCATCGAAGCCTATGCTTGAAAAATCTAACGAGGTTTGACGCTGTTGTTCTGGGCTTCGGGCTACTTGCTTAGGTACAGCCTCGACAACCTGACCTGTTTCCTGTGCTGGTTCCTCTCCCCAAGCTTCGTTCATACGGGCTACAAGTTCACTTCCGGGATTAAAATCAGAAGGCACGCTTGCATCAACAGGTGTGTCGCTTTTTCTTTTACTAGCTACTGGAGCATCTTGAAAGTTCTGAGTTACTGAACCCATTACAGACGTAATCATGCCAGAGGCTTGAGCTTTACTAAGACCTTGATCTTTCATCTCTTGAACTAACTTGTTGATGTCAACAGAGTCAGGCTTTACCCCTTGCGTATCCATTAAGTCTCCTCTCCTTCATTTGCATAAACACTAAGCTGTCCAGCAACATTTCCCAAAGTTCCAAAAGCCGTAGCTTGACCTTGATTTGTAATAGCTTTGTTTTGGAATCTAGCTACGTTAGACTGTAAGGAACTAACAGCGTTTATAAAGCCTAAGTTAGCCGCTGTCTGGGAACCTATGCTTGCAAGAGCTCCCTGTGCTGAGCTTGTTCCTGCTGTTCCGCTGTTAGTGCTGTTAGCCATAGACATAGCTGAAGTAATTTTGTTTTGACGTATCTCGCTTAAACGCTCTTTAGACGCTTGCCTTTCACGTATTTTATTTGTAGCTCTGTTTGCTTTCTTTTGTTCTCTGCCTGCTTTAATAGAAGCACCGGCACTAAGTAAAGAAAGACCTACAGCCGCCGCTAAAAAGAATGCCATTAGGTTCTACCTCCCATTGAAAAGGATACACTGTACCCTAATAATTGTAAATCTTTCTCTGGCTCTGTTTGGAATACAAACTGTACTGCATCCCCTTTACCTCTAATCCCGTAAGTGTACGAAACTAAAGACTCGCCTGTGTTCATTGTGTGAGGGTAAGACGTAGGAAGAAATCCTCTTTTATTAGGTAAATATATATTGTTTATATTTCCTCGTCCTTTACCATCTACTATACCAACCCACTTGCTGTAAGCATCACTGTTATCAAAATCCCATCTTGTCTGTAAATAACAAGCGGAAGGTTTTGTGTACGAGTACTGCCCGTTTTCGTAACCAAGAACTTCTGTTTCTGTTTTGTTGAAATAAAATTTAGCTCTTGTTATCTTTTTACTGTTAGCGAACTTACCTAAAGTTTCCCATCCTGAGACAAGAAAAGAAGGAGCGTTTTCACCGAAGTCTTCGAAACTGGCGTTCTTAGGCTGAGCTACTGTGTAATTTAACTTTGTTGCTGTTTGAGTATAAAAAGGATACAGAACAGCGTTATTTATTCTAAACGGACGTACTGATACGTAATCGTCGTTAGCCTGCATCTGAGGATAAAAGGCTTGTACCTCTAAATCATAAATAAGGAATTGACCAAAATTAGGAACTAACCAAACTATTTGTTTTTGAGCTTCGTCGTAAACACCGTGAGCATTCTTTCCTGATAAGCTAGTTAAAAAATAACTACGAACAGTCTGAGCTGAAATATCTACGCTGTTAAGAACATCGAACTCAGTTGCTACTATTTCCATTATTCCGTTATTAGAGAAGTAATACATACTCCCTTCTGCTTCAACTACACTTCTTACGCTTTCTAAACCTCTTTCGCTTACCTTAGCTATATTAAAACCTGTAGCCTTAAAGCCACCATCTGAATTGTAAATGTACCATACACCGTTTGTAGCAAAAACAAGTACTCCACTTTTAAAAGGTTTAATTGCTTTTATTCCTACAGCTTCTTCTAAAGGAATTATCCCTCCATCGGTAGCAAGTAAATCGGAAAGAGCCTCGCTTGTAGGGTCATTGTCTTGATAACATCTTCCCGCTTCTTTAGGGCTAACAAGTAATTGAGAATAAAGTACAGTGCTGTCTACAGCGTAAAAAATTCTACCAAAAGCACTGGCACAACAGTTAGGGTTCTTTATGTTTGTTGTTGGTTGATTAATTGCCATTATGGTTCAATTTGTCCCGGAAATCTAGGCGAAGGTTGCCAAGGGTTAAAAGGTGTTGAAGGCGGAGTAACCGGATCATTAGGCTCATTAGGGTCGTAGCTAGGGGCAGAGGAAAAGTCTACTGAGCCTACAAGCTCCAAAGTAGTGCTAGGAACACCATCAAGAGTAGGATTACCTAACTTAGAATCCCTGTCAAAATCCATTACACTATAAACGTAATGACCCCTTGCCGCTAAAGAGTTTCCTAACCCAGCGTCTCTTACGTACTTAGGGTCAAAGGTTAGATTACCATCAGAGTTATTTATCATGCCTACACTGACTATATCCGCGTTGCTAGGATACAAAGAAAACTCATTGTTGTAGATGTCAATAACGCTGTCTAAAGGATTTCCCGTGGTGTTCTGATCTCTTCTTTCTACAAACCACCCTGCATTCAATAAATTGTATCTGTGGTTCTGTGTTAAGGTAGCAGGGTTTTCAGAAGCACTGAGGTTATCATTAACAAGTTCGAAGTCTCGTACATACAAAGTAATTTTGTAAATATCTATTTTTTCTTCAGCTTCGTTGTACTCTAACATTATAGGGTTATCGTTGTTAGATAAAGTAATAACAAGGTAATTAGTTAACTCTGCAATCTGAGTGCTTACCTTTGCATCTGCGATCTTAACATCAATTAAAGCTGTGAAATTTGCATCTACTGCGTGTACTCTGATGTATGTTTCTGGTACATTGTTAGTAAGTACAGCTATAACGTAAGTACTACCTCTCCAGTAAAACATATTTTCAAGCTCAGCGTCAGTACAGTCGAACTCAGCTACGGGATACAGGAACTCGAACCCCTCCCGTCTTTTACGGATAAGGCCATCTTTTTCTAAGATAAAGTTCAGCTCATCAGAGGTACAACCCTCCGGAAAAGCAAGAGGGGACGCCTCAGTAATTAAACCTTTAGCTAGGGATACGTAATCTTTAGAACCAGAAGCTCTAGGCATTTAAAGAATCCTTGATGTACTTTTTAATAACAGCAGGTTGTTTAAGTTCTTTCGGAACTACAATGCCCATAATTTCTGCAAACTCTAACAGGGCATCTTTCTTTGTTAATTTGTCTAACTCTATTGCCGGAGTACTGACTGGAGTGTAGTCAACCTTGACAGGTTTATTTCTTATGTAAGTGCTAATAGCCTCCTCAGCTACACTAGCCTTAGTAAAGATACCAGTTAGCTCAATAGGAACCTTACCTGATCCCCTCTGTACGCATAACTGGCTTGTAGTTTTGTATTGCACTATTTTAAAGTCATTCATTAATTTCTACCGTATTTGCTTTTGTTTCTGTTCATACTCCCAGACTTACGTGCTTGCTGTTGAGCAGAGGCCATCCTTGAAGCTAAGCGCCTAGTAGTGCTAGGTGGAGCATTTTGTTGAAGGAGGTGCTCGTAGCACTCTACAATTACTAAGTCTCTGTACAGCTCTGACAGGTGCTCTGGAATAGGAATTATGAAGTCATCCTGTTGTAAAAACACTTTTTCTTGTGTATAAACTACTCGACTTTTACTTGACTGTAAAGTAGTGTCTTGTTCTTTGTTGTACGAATCATGTACGATATAAACACCATTAAAGGAGGTACAGTACTGAGGATGCCTGTTATTGTAGACAACAAACTTAGTACCTCCAAAATCTTCTACAATTTCTGTATTAGCAAGCTTATCGGTTCTTGACTGAACCATATCTAAAAAGCTTTCGTTAGATAAGTAAATCACAGGACGATAGTTAACTAAAACATCCGACTCTGTGTTATTATAAGATAAAGTGCTCTGATCTATACGTTGCACGTTATCCGGAATCTTTAAATAATTAGGTTTTGTTACATCAGACACACTGCCTAGTGTTGCACTGGATGTAGTGAACTGCCAGTCTCTGAACTTTTGAATTAAAGTGTAGTAGCACTCTTCAGCTATCTGAGCCGCTTGTTGGGCTACATCGCTGTTAAAAATGCTGTCTACGTAAAAATCTGAGGATTTGTTTAGATAGCTCTGAACTACGCTTAATAAAGTTAATTTCATTTCTATCCTTAAAAAAGAAGGGGCCGAAGCCCCGACAATTACACACTAGATGCGTTCGTAAGTAACTACTAACGAAGCTTTACCTACTGTAGCGGCTTGGGTTTGTGCATCAGACAAGTCTAAAACTATCTGAATACCCCCTGCGCCTGTTAGCTTGGTTAAACCAGTTAAAGCTGGCTTGGTAACACCTAATGTATTTAGATTTAGGTCTGTAGTTAGGCCGTTACCACCGTCAATAGATAGGTCTGCTGTAGCACCTGTACCAAAGGCTTCAGATACATACAGCGTTAAACCTGTAACGATGTAAGGGTGCAGAACACCTATACTGTACACATCGGTAACTGTACCAGCAGAAAACTCAAACGTAGCTTGAACTTCCTTACCGAAGGTTTTTACTTGACCGTCAATACCACCAGAAGCTCGTGTTCCGTAAGTCTTACCTACACCAATACCAGCCGCGTTGCTTTCATAACTCATAATTTATTCCTTATTCAAAATCAGTTGCAGATGTAATTAATACACCTAAAGTGTCTGTACGCTGTAATCCAAAGCCCATACGTGAAGTCATAATGAACTCATCACGTTGTAGATCTTTGTTACGCTCAGTTTCAGTTCGAGGCATTTGTCTCCATGCAACCATTAATGCCTTTGTCTGGTCATCAAGGATAGACATAAAGATATTAGCAACACCGTCTGTTACTGAGGTAGTACCATCACTGAACGTACCTTTAGGTAAACGGTTACTTGAGAAGATATTCCAACCAGCGAAGTTCATAATGAAGTCATGGTCACGCATAAGACCTGAGTTCAAAATTTCTTGCATCATAGGGTTAGAATCTACGTTGTAAGTACCTTGGAACTTATCTTGCAGAGTAGCCGCAACAACAGGGTCAACAAACGCTACACGACCTGCATAAGGAACTTCAGCCTTATCAAAAGCCAGCTTCATCTTGTTGAAGTGTTGGATACTTGCAATGTTATTGGTTTCAGCAGATGCAATACGATGTGCGAACTTATTCACAAGGTTAGCCGCACCATTTGTTTGTCCTGCATTCAACGTAGCTAGTGTACGAGTTTCGAAATATTCCTGCAAAGCACGAGTACTCTCTTGAGCACGAGCACCTAGCAAGGCCTCTACCTGACTGCCATCTTGACGCATCTTATCTGTGATAAACCACGCATCACCCGGGTAGTCACTAATCTGTAACTGGACGTTACCTGACTCAATAGGGTTATAAACCAATGGAACGTTTTCATTAACTTCCTGAATTTTCGCTTCACCGATAGACTTAATGTTTAAAACTTCACCTTCGCCAAAGTCAGATACATCCCGATAAAAGTTAGTTGGGAGCAGACCGTCGTGCATGTTACGAAGAATAAAATCAGAGTACTGCTGAGCTTCGATAAACGAAGTATTGCTTTGAGTAGTAATCATTTACTATTTCCTTAAAGATTGTTTCTTAATTGAATGAATGCTAGGATCGTATTCGAAACCATTAGCTTCACCAACTTGTTTTCCTGAGTACCGCCATTGGGCTACCAAGTCTGCTGTAGAACTCCCAAACATAACCCTTTTAGGGGCTTCTTTTGTTTGAGGAGGATTCCCTACGTAGGACCCACCGTTAGGTGATGGAGAGGCACTTGATTTAGTGTCTAACTGAAAGAGCTTAAGAAAAGCTTTAGGGTTAGAACGAGCTAAGGCTTCAATACCTGCACTGTCCATTCCTAACTCTTGTCCTTGATCTAACAGTTTGTTTTGCCACTCTGTACCGTGTACCCTAGTAGCTTGCTCTATGCTTGTCTTTAGGTTAGTATTTTGTACTTCCTGTTGACCTTCATTAGCTATGCTTTGTCTAAGACGGTTTAAAATAGCGTCTTCGTCTACACCTTGGCTGGTCTGCTTTGGTTGTTCGACTACAGGCGGAACCTGCTTTTGAGACTCTAGCGCTTGCTCTAGTTTCAGGCTTGTGTCCAAGCGTGAAGTTAGCTCTTGCAACTGTATCTCCATTTTACTGTACTTATCAGCTAAATCGCCCTTCTCTGTCTTCAGGGTTTCAATGAACTGATCGGCATTTTCGATTTTCTTTTGGGCGTCTTCTGCGGTGTATTCTCTACCTCCCGCAGTAAACATACCAGTCGTGGGTTTCGGATCTTCTTTTGGTTTTTCATCAAACATTTGGCCTTGGTCTGCCATATAAATTCCTATTTCTTTTTAGATTTTGATTTTCTGCTTCGTTCTTTTATTTGCATGTCTTTTTTATTAGAAGCGGCTTTTCGTTTTTCTGCGCTACTTGCAGATTGACCTGCACCTGTAGTGCCGTCTACTCCAGCTACTCTTTCTCTACCCTCTTTATCTTTTTCGAAAAAAGCCCCATTATTTTTAAGACCAGTAGGGACGTGTGCTTCGTCTAAACTTGCTTGAGTAACTTTTGTAGTGTCTTTTGTATACGCCATTACATTGTCTCGCATCTGAATGTTTCTTTTAGCTTCTTGATTACTTCAAGCTTAGCTTTGTTTTCTGTAAGGAAGACTGATCTAAGAAATTTAGTAGTCCAACTCATGTTAATGTATTCGTTAATTAATTTATCGTGCTCCTTGCATAAGTAATCATAATGTGCTTTACTGAACCGACTCTCTTGCCAGTCCTTGTATTGTTTTATTAAATCGCTTTTTTGTTTTGCATCCTGCTCTCTTGAAAAAACAGAAACTAAGCTTGCAGGTATTTTTGTTTTCATTATTCCATTCCCATCTCAGTAGGTGTCTCTTGCTCCATACTCTGAACCAAGTCTTGTTGTACTAACATAGAACGTTTCTCTGCTTCACCTTGTTCATCAATTGCCGCGAACTTAGATATAATACCGTATTCCTCTAGCCCTGACAACTCTGATATAGCTTTAGCTAAATTATAACTGTTTACATGACCAGCAATTATTGGATGCAGTTGAGACATACTTTGTATACCCGCTAACTGTTGTAACATACGAGTAAAACGTCTAGAACCTCTAGGTTGTATCTGAGCGTTAGCTTCAAGGTCTTCTTTCGTAACAGTCATTACTGTTCTTATGCCATCGTTATCGGCTGAAAGGACAGTGGCTACAGCTTGGAAGTTCTGAATAGCTATTGCAATTTGGTCTTTAATAACCTTCTCAATACAGTCTTGTTCGTACTGAGCTACTTTATCTATAAACCCTCTAAAAGCACCCTCTGTAAGATTCTGTACTTCAAAGGCTGTCTTCTCTCCGGGACTTCTAAAACCTAGGACATCTGAAGGCAGTCCTACTGATTGGACAATATCTTGTTGAATAAGTTCAATCTCTGTGTTAAAAGATAACGTTGAGCTATCTGGAGCTATGTCTCTAGCGTCTCCACCTACAGGGGCCCAGATCTCTCTACGGCCTGTACTGTCGTCATAAATAATCTCAGGTTCGCCTATGTACAGCTCATCAGGATTAATCATTCGATCTATAGCATCGTTCTTAGCATTTTGTCTGTGGTTAATCATGTAGTTCAAACCAATAATAGGTTCAAGAGGTCCTTGTGACCACAGGTTATCGCCACGTTCCTTCCATCCACCTTTACGTATACGTGACTCAGGGCAACTGTAGTTACTTACAACGTCCCCGTAATCGGCTATAATAATACATCTGTCGTCTATAACTTCTAAAGAAGCTTCGTCAAAAATACTGCCGTAAAAGAACAACAAATCTACGTATCCTGAACGAAAGTAGCTTGTTAAAGAATCAAAGCCTTGAGCAGTGAACTGTGCATCTTTGAAGTAATCATTGCTTGTAACACTGTCTCCGGTTCCTGTTCTTCTCAGTAAAATACCCTTAACTACTTCCTGATCTACACTTTCAGGGAAGTTCTTAGCAAACCTTGCGAACTCACCGACCGTCATTCGCTGTCTAACGATTTTAAAACTGTCATCAAAGCTAGGGGCTGTCGGATCAAAGATAATGTCGTACGGGCTGATACGGTGCGTTTTAGGGCCTATGTAGCCTGCTACAACTTGTCCATCTACAACCTTACTCTCGTCAACCATCGCTGTTTGTAAAAAAGCGTTACCGTAAGCACGTAAATCATCTAAAGACTTTTTACCTATACGAGTAAAGCCTGTTAAGGAATGAATCTTTTTAAGGTAAGCTAATACCTTATCCCGTTTGTCTTTAGAAATACCTGTACGGTCTAGTGGCTCCCACCCTAACCAATCTTCGTGTGGAAAAGCTGTAGCGTTTAAGATGCTTCCAAGCTTTTCATCAATCATGTGAACAGCCGGGGTGTGCATACTGTGATCAAAGTTATTGCCACCTTTTAAATCACGAGTGTCTGTAGCAAACCTGTACAGGTCTACCTCTTTCCAATTGTCTAAAGCTTTAACCCTGGAGTTATTGTATTGGCTCCAAAAGCCTGAAATAGCCGTAGCTACTAACTTGCTTGAGCTATAATCTGTGAAGTTAACTGGTCGTGTCATGCTCTTCTTCTACCTTTTCCAAATCTACTTATGTTTACTACATTACTGCTTCTAATTGAGGGGCGAGACTTTGCAGCCCTTTTACCAGTGCTTACTGCCATAAACACAGCATCTTTTAAATCGTCGTGAGGCGGTCTTGTTAACCTTAGTTCCTCTTCGAAGTCTTTAGTGTACCCACCTTTAGTGTGGTAAACACTTTTAGTTTTATACAAGGAGTTAAACAACTGTAAGTTACGTTCTTCTTTAGATTGAGACATTTGGTTTTTATGTTGATGGTTAACAATTAGAGGTACACCATCTTGTCTAAGAGAAGCTGTTAAAAAGTTAGCTATAACCTTGCCTCCTACGTTTGTTTCCACTGTTACCTCGGGAAAGGACCAATAATCCCAAAGCTCCTTAAGGTGAGTGTAGTATGTTTCAGCCTGTGCAGTTTGAAACCTTCTAAGGTCCAATATGTACAAATACCCCTCAGAGTCAAACGCAGTAACAGCGATAGCCGTGTAATCTCTTTTAACTCTTTTGTTTCCACTTCCCTCAGAAAACGCTAAATCCATGCCAGCATTCAGTTTTAAAGGTTTGTCAGCGTAATGCCACTTGCCTGATTTGTTTTCTAAGAGTTGCTGGTTGATATACATAAAGTGTTCAGCACTGATGTTGTCTACGTCAGCCGCATTGGGGTCGTTGTAATACTGAGCGTAATACAGTTCTAAGTTAAAAGCTTCTGCTTTCTTTTTAGCTAATTCGTTTTGATTAAAACCATACCAGTTACCGTCAGGCATTTTTTGTCTAGGCCAAGTAAAAATTCCAGAACCATCTTTTTTTAAACTGTTTTCTACAACCCTTTCAAACCACTGCCAAAGAGGTCTTTCCTCTATAGGTGTACCTTCTTCGTTGTACACTGTGTGTGTTTTTTCTTGAAGGTCTGCATACAGGTCGTTGTCTCCGTATCTTGTGCCTACCATCCACTTAATACTGCCTGTTGTGGCAATACTTGCGTAACTTTGGTATACTTCCCTTATAGCCTCACGTTCCGTTGCAGATGAATAATTTTCGTTTGTAACTAAGTCATCAAAAATGCACATTTTGTAGTGAGCACCAGTGTTTGTACTTTTAGCAGAGGTAGCCGATATTGTCGGGTCTTTTTCTGACTTAGGGCGTTCAGGGTGGTCTACCGCAATTTCGCTCTTAGTCCATGTCCCTGTAGGCTTGTGTTCCATTTTTCTTGTTCTAGCGCTAAGCTCGTAGTTCAACATCTCAGGCCATAACGCTCTGTGTGTTTCCCCTTTAAAGATGTTTTGGATAACTGTAAGTTGTCTATCCGCTAGTGTAGGGTTACTACTTACGTAAGTAACAGTAAACCAAGGGAACTTAGTAATAGCCCAAGAACAGGCTACAGCTATACAAAAAGACTTTTGATGATCTCTAGGAATTAAAGCTGAAGCATTATCTCCTTCACCTGTAAGGATTGCTTTTTCTAAAGAACGCTGAAAAAACATAAACATATCTTGGTGTACATCTCCAAAATACCTTTTAGGAAACATAACTTGAGCGTAAGTAAATAAATCGTTTTCACACTCTAGTCTGTATTGCTTATTGCTCATTCTTTGACTCTCTTCCCTCGCCAAGGCGAAATTTAATTATTCCAAGGTCTTTGTGTATGCTGGCTAAAATAGCTGAAAACGCTTTTAATTCCCCTTTAGTTTCAGCTAAACTTAACTGAAAAGGTTCAACAATGTGTTCTTTAATTTCAATTTTGTCGTAATAATTTTTAGTTAGTTCCATTTCCAAGCTCACTATTTTATCTCTAAGAGTTTTTTCGCTTTGCTCGGCCTGCGTTAATCTTTTGTCTAGCTTATCGAAATAACTCTTGGTTATCCAACTGGCCGCCCCTATAAGGGGAAGCCAGAGGAACTTAAGTACAAAGGTTACAAATTCGGTTTCATTCACTTTCTAACACCTTTCATTAATTTTGCAATATCTACTACCTCCGCAGGGGCAGAGACCTTTTTAGGCCTCCCTGCTTTATGTTTAGTGCTGATTTCGTGAAGGTATCTGCTTGCGGCTACATTGCCAGTTTTAACTTGGTCTATTAACTGAGACTTAGCTAAAGATTCATCTCTCAGTTTCATTTGATTACGCCAGTTATTAAGCCCTCCATATACCATACCGGTTGATGTAGTGTATCCCTCTGTAAACCAAGAAAGATTGCAAAGTTTTTCCCAGTGTTCCCAACTACCTAAAATTGTAATAGCCGCTTCGTACTCGTCTACAGACTCAATAAAAATCTTAGCAACACTGGTGTAAGTATTTCCACGTTTCGATGTGTAATCAACTGACCTAAGAGTAAACGGAGCCTCTAGGTTATTGAACTCGTAAAACAACCCTTGTGTTAGTTGTATTCCGTTTTCTGCTTTGTAGTCCATTACATACCCTTTTTGCTTTTCTTTTTTGCAGGCGCTTTGCTGTTCGGTTTAGGTGATGGTTTTCTTTTTGGTGCTTTCATAGTAGTAACCTTTTTTAAACAATGTTTTTCTTAACCCCTAACTATTGAGCCGCTAAAGGAAGTAAAGGCATCCACTGCATTTCCTCTTATTACGTCTATAGTGGTTGCTGGAGTTGCCTTTATAACCTGCAAAGTAACCCTTGCTGTATTCCCCACGTTCATAAGTGCAAGGCACGTACCTGTTATTGTATATTGCCCTCCTGTAAAAAAATCGTTAGCAGACAAGGATTGTCTTATAACATAATAGTCTCTACCTGTAGTTTTAATTGAAGCTTTTACTATATCGCCAGCCTCAAGTCCACCAAGCGTAATATTGGTTTTTAATTCCCAAATACCACATTGCTTTGCGGTAAAGATACCGTTATTGTCAGTTTCAAGGTTGTAATCAAACTCTTTGTTACTTCCAAAATTTACAGTGTAGGTTTCGCCATCTCCTGTAACATTTTCTCTATCTGAGGATAAGCGAATATTAAAGATAGAGGGGAGCCAAGAAACACGCTCATTTACTGAGGTTCTGTTTGCCCATCCACCTGAACTATTTCTCCATTGCCCAGCTCTGTGTAAAAAACCAGTGTCTGCTACATTTGAATTTGATATTAGCGTTAGTCTAGTGTTAACGTCAGCCCTGTACTGTATCATTGGAAAATTTTCATTCCATTCAGGCGTTGCCATTAAATCAGGGTCTATAATTGTTAACTCTTTTCCACCATTTACAAAAACACTGTTAGACCTGAAGCATCCATCAAGTCTGAGGTTTCCACCGTTTAAAATCATTGCGGTTGCAGAGTTAAAGCCTTCTAAATAAACCTTATTTAAAAAGAAAGACCCACCGTCTACTGTTATGGCCTCTCTCCAATTTTCAATTACACCTCCAATAAACCCGTTATTATCCCCACCTCTATGTATCACTGGACTTTTTGAATCTAAGTCTGCTTGATTGTGCCTAACCTCACATCCATAAAAATGATTAGCGTTTACTGCGTTACCCGCAACACCCACTTCTCCAAATATAATTCCAAAAGCTGTTCTAAAAAAGTTACATGAATAAAACTGATTAGTGAAAGCTACACTTTGAAAAAACACGGATATTGTACCGGGTCTACCTGCTCCCTCAACATTTATGTTATAGAATTTATTTAGTTGGGTAGATGTACCTCCATTACTAAACAACTTAATAGCAACAGCATTATCAACATCAAATACAATGCTAATATCCGAAACTACAAAATACAAACATTCAAACAAATTAAAAAGGTTAATACCTGAAGCGGCTATTCTAAATTCCGTGGAAGGGCAACCTGTTAAGGAGTGCCGAGAAACCCCGTTGATGTCAGAGAGGCATTTAAAAACACCATCTCCGGCAGTTACTTTTGGATACTTAACAATCGCGGCATTAATATTAGGCGATGAGTCATTAATGTTTGTTGGGTCTGCACCTGCCGCCTCAATACTTAAAGACTCTGATATTACAAGCTGAGCTAAATTACCGTTTGCAATGGTATGGTCAACAAACCCATCTGCTGTGCCTGTTGTAATTATGTAATTTAGGTTTTGAATTAGCGGACCGTCTGCATAATACCTAGTAAGCGATACCCTTTGCCCTACAGAAAGGTTTTGCAGTTTCATTTGAGCTACGTTGTCAAACACAGGAGTTCCGTCTAACTTTACAGGGAGGGTAAAGGTTTTTAACTCTTGAAGGCGTAAGGGTTCTGTTAAGGATACAGGGGCAGGCAGATTAATTATACGTTCAGAGTCCATATCTAACGTATCTGTCATTTGATTAGGCTGTCCGTCGATCGGAGCTCGGTCTAACTTGCTCTCAATGCTGACTTTAATTTTCTCTAGTTCTGCATTAATAGCTGGAGTTGTTGAAACTGTTTGGTTTTGGTAATTAGGCATTAAGGCCCCTTCTTGAATTGTTTTGCTACATTGAATTGCTGATTGTTGAAATACCATCTTAGACCATAAGTAGCGGAAAGGATACCAAAGGCTCCGAACCACCACCAATAAGGCATTGTATCCATAAAACTTACCCACTCTTTAGCTCCTATAAATCTCCAATAGGTTTCTGGTACTCCTGTGATTTTGTTTAAGTGCTCTATTTGCTCCCACCAACCCACAACCATAGGGGAGTACCATACACCTAAAAGCAGTTCATCCTTCCAAGAAGACTTAGCCGCCCGTTGTGCTTCTAGGTCCCAATCTTGTTCTCCAGTTAAAGCTCTAAGGTTGTATGCGGACGTAGCTTCTTGTTTACTAACCTTAACTTTAACCCAACCTTCAAAGATTCTTCCTATAGCGCCTGTTACTGCTGTCCAAGGATTCATTAATGTACTCTCGAAAATTTAATTTGTTGCTCATACACAGGATAGATAGTTACGAACTGGTCGTCTAGTGTATCTAGTACAACTACAACCGAATCATCGTCTACGTGTTCGATGTGTTCTACGAATCCTTGATGCTTATCAATACTTACGAATTGATTTTCATATTTATCTAATTTCATTTTAGTTCCTAGGTATTGTATACAAACATCCTAGGAACATTCTAGGAAGATTTATACAATACTTAATTATTTTTATTTAACTTAATTATATTTAATTATATTTAATACTTATTTAATACTTATTTAATACTTATTTAATACATCCTGTATTTAAAAGCCCCCTTACATCCCTATAAGGGTTGGACCCTAGGAAGTGCTGTTTAGTTCAATGTTTTTTAATCTTTTTTACTTTTATTTTGTTTATGTAGTATAGCGTCTTCCTATAACGCCATCAAGATGGCACGTAAACAAGTTTACATAAGAGCACGCCAAGGATGGTCAGCCAACATTAGACAATATTGTCAAGAACTATAAAACTGTAGAGAAGCTTTTCACTCGTAGGATGCTTTAATTTTTGTAAAAATTCCTGGAGTGGTATGCACTAACCCCCTGCACGAAATAAAAACCCCCTGTACCCCCCTAAGAAGTCTGTACGTGTGAACGTCTGGACGTATAGACGGCTAGGGGGCTGGATGGGTAGGTGGTGGTGGGTTAGCACCCTATCGCTATCATGCTCGGCTAAGTGTTTGATTACTAAGGGATACGCCTATAAATAGGCAACTACATAAGCATAGGTTATAGTATACCTGTTTAGGTATTCATTTAAATGATTGGTTAATTGTATCGTTCTATGTATTGCGTAAACAAAAGATACGGTATGCAATGACTATGCCAAGTTATACCTGTTTGAATAGTTATGCACTTTTTTAGCATATTTATTCATGGTTTTTAAAAGGCGATTCGGGCCTGTACGGTATCAAGGTGAAACGATCTCAATGCAAGCCTTATGCAGGGTAAGAAAAATAGATCAGCGCTTAGGGTTCGATTAGGGACGTTTTAAAGGCATAGTGTTATAATGTAACAAAACGGGTATTTTACCCTATTTATGTCAACATGGCATGGTCTTTGCATTTCGCGCGCGCGCTCGTTTCCATCTATAAAAGCAATATTGCACTGCTATCATGATCCAGCCATACGTAACAAATAAAGGTTGCTTTGTAATACGCAACTGTTATTGTGGGCATCTGTTCAGCCAGTCCAGGTTATTAGTTGAATAGGTGCAGGTTATAAATGTGTATTAGTTTAAATGATTAGCTTTAATATTATATCCCTGTATTGTGTGTACATGGCCTAGCACATAGCGAAGCCGGTTTCGCCGCTCTTTAACAATTTGACGTATGACGGATGCATCAAGGGCTTTATTAGTCTGAGAAGTAAGATGATCACTTTGCGATAAGTGTTAAACCTTGTGTTAGTCACCTGTACGTCATGAGCATTGCTCTTTAACAATTTGGATTAGTTTTAGTTTGTTTACTAGCTAGTGATATATGCTTGTAAGGAAAACACCAGTTGATAAACCGTAGCGCCACTACAGTCGAGTACTGTACGCGAAAACAGGTCTTATTTTAGGCTACTACGGATAATCAGTGTTGCCCCCTCACAACCTTTAGCGAATGACTAAGAACATTATCGGTAAAACCTACATTAATATATCCTTGATATGCCTTGCGCTTTCAATGGTCTAGTTCCTTGATGTACTGTTTTACTTTTAATTACTATTAGGTGTCTCGTGTTTATCAAGTTTCATAGAACCAAATTAATGCAATCCTAAAATGTGATAAGCTGACTAACAATCTTGCTATTGCATTCCCTTGTATGCTTAGTGCTAGGCATGCATACAGAACACTTTAGTACTCTGTGATTATATCAAGTACAAAGCCTATAAGTGTATTGGTGAAACGGTAGCGCGTAAAGTCGATATATAACGGTAAATTGTGCGACCTTTGTCAGTCTTACAAGCTGATGAAAGGGTATACACTGTATATTTATACAGTAGGTATTCGCTAGGATGAAAGAGTTATTATGTACGAATAGGATAAACGAGGGAAAACACAAGGGACGGGACTTGTCTAAAATACACCGTAAATACCGCAGTGGCGGGAAAGAATACCACCTAATTAATTCATATAATGCGTATTTGCTTGGCAATAAATTGACTAAAATTTTTTATTGCAATATCTAGCAAGTACGTATCATTATGCGTTAAGCATAGCATCCCAATTTTGGGTAATTAACTTTAAATAGGTGAATAACATGAAAGTAACTAAAAAATTATTGTCTGCTGTATCAACTGGTATCCTTACGTTTGATGCTGATAACTGGCAAGAAAACATTCAAGCAATATTTACGGTAAACAGTACCATACAAGATAACATTCAAGCTTGTGTTGTCTATGGTTTTGATCACTTCAATGTAAACGGTTCTAACAATCCGGACGTGTTTAATTATCTGCTCAAGCTTGCCACCGGTAAATACGGTACAGGCTTAAGAAGTGAAACACTTAAGAAATACATATGTACTCTTACCAGTCTATCTTACAAGAAGATCAAGGGAGAACATGTTTTCTGTAAAGCGACTAAAAAGTCTAAAGTGGTAACAGTACCGGAGACGCTTGATCAAGCATGGTATCTGTTCGACAAAAAGGGCGTTGCTACCGTTGATATGGATTTTCGGGCGGCTCTTGAACAATTACATCAACGATTCGGTAAGGCATTCGACGGTGAACTTGATTCGGATACTCGCAAGGTTAACATCAAGAACAAAGACGATGGTCAAGATCTTATGGGCAAGCTTGAAACATTCTTAGGATCTAACCCAAAAGTACAAGCTGAACCGTCTTTTTAACCTATACGTTATACCGTAGTGTATACAACCATAGCGCATCTATACGGTGCGCTTTATTGTGTCCATTAAAAAAGCCAAGCATCGCTATCATAATGCTATCACGATTTTACAATTGACAATCAAGGGGACAGCCATGTTCACAGCAACGGTATATTTTGATGTTACTACATACTCGGGGATTAGATCTAAGGTATCCGTACAGGTATCAGATGAAAACTTTGAAGTACTCCCGCATTTAGCGGTATGTTATTTCAACGGGGACGGTGGCGATGTCACAAATTACAGTGATATTGACTTCAAAATTGTCAATCAAGACAACAAAGAGGACACCCTGTACATGATGACAAGTATGGTAATGGCAAGGCATGGATACTTTCACCAGTGCAGCAAACTAACTAACAAGGAGGGCATCGCTATGGACTAAACAAGCCAGAACCATAAACAATTAAACACTAGAATGTATACAGGTGGCATTTTCTTCGCGGTTTGTGTCACCCGTTATATGTTTTACCATGCTTTACCGAAGCTCCCTAACCAACAATCGAGGATACAATCATGCCTAGAATAATACCACAGTACACCTTTACCTTAGATCCTACCTGTAAAGCTCCCAGAGAGGCTCACAGTGGACGTTGTAACAAGACCACTGGCACTAGGGTTAGATTTCCTACCGATAGCCTTAGCGTTGCAATGAGGGGCACTACAAAGGGATCACGTAAACAGCGCTTTAATAGCGTGTCTGCCCGCATAGGTAAAATGCTTAAGGAGCAAGGCTTATGACTGTAATCACTTTAGGTGGTTTACTTCTTTTACTGGTGGCAGTAATGTACTTACAGTTCGAGCTTATAGAGTACTTCGATTCCAAAAGTAAGGACTTTTACGTCCTGTTGTACACTGTTTCACTTGTAACGTCTGTGTTCCTGTTTGTATGGGTACTGCTTCACTTCATAGGCTCTGTTATAGAGCTAACAGGCTAACAAATTAACAAAACAATCAATGGAGCAACAGGAGTAATGTATGGCAAGAGGAGGGGTAAGAGAGCGTTTTCAGGATGGAACTACAAGGTATCACCATGAGTTCTACAATGAGGATGTGCAGTACAGAGATCGTATAGATGTAAGAGACGATTCTGGTAAACTTATTAGGGTCTTTTATAACTTCGACCTTAATGAGGTGGTTTCTCTCTGGAGGTATTCGTGTACTCCAGTTATAATAACAGCCGATTGTGGCTTCACAAGAAGGGTTCATTATGGACATTAACTACATCAAGAGTATTCCGCACAAGGGGTTAAACAAGCCAGAGCTTAGAAGATTAAGTGGGCATAACTTAGCGGAAAAGAGAGCGGTACAGGTTGAACTTAAAGTACCTAACATGACATACCACCGTATGAAGTACTTACAGAGTCAGTTAAGGTACTTAACGCAAGAGTACAGAAGTATACTATTAGGATATAAAGCTTTAAACAGTAATGATTAGCTATTCAAGTAGTAATTCAGGTAATTATTTATTAGTTATTAGTTATATTTATTTAACAATTATCTAATACTTAACTACATCCCCTTACCCCTTACTAGATTGGACTACAACATATTTAATAAGTTCAGTCAGAGGATAAAATAAAATGACAACTGTAAGAATTACATCTGTTCAAGGTCAGTTTTTAGACCTTTCAGCAGGATGCTTGTGTATACTAGGGAAGAATCCTAACTACGCAGAAAGCCTTCGCTTCCAGTGTAATAATAAGCTAGAACATGGCTACGTACTGGACACCCTTACCTTCCTGAAAACAGGGATTGATCACAAAATCCTTAACGATAGAGAAAAACAGGTAGCAGATAGGTTAATCGGTATGTTACCTTTTATGCGTACTATGGTCAGTACAGAGGGCAACATGCCTGTGTTTAACATAAAAGACTTCACAAGAAATGAGGTCATGCACGCTATGTTTCACTACAGGACTATCTTTACTGGTTTAGGATCATCCCGAATACTTAAGCATCTGAGTTCATTTGCTGGGGTAGTGTATACCTTCATGGATCACTACAATCTACCTTTCTGGAAGGCTTATATGCTTGCATGTACACCTACGGCCTTAAGCCCTGCGTATTCCTGTACTGAGGGAAATAATGCACTACGCATAGCATCAAGGTTGTACAACAACGATGCTAACTTGTATGACTACTCTCAGTCTTGCTTAGAGGTATTCGTAGACTTCCTATCAGGTAAGCCACCTGTAGATAATTACATCGGAGATACCTTTCAAGAAGAAATACCTAAAGAATCATCTTACCCTCAGAACGTATCTCTGTACCTTAAACCTTTACGACTACACCAAAGTAAACGTATGGACAGATTTTGGAATGATATAGCTAGAGAAATGGCTAGAACATGCAAAGGAGTTAAGGGAACTGAGGATCTCTGGGGTGACACCATAACAGAGGCTCAGGTATACGAGACTGTAGAAGATTGGATACTGTGCTTTGACACTGTGTTCGATAAATACACTAAAGAACATAACATCAATACAGAGGACTTAATGCAATGAGCACATGCACTAACACAGCCATTAACACAGAATTAGTAGCCGTTTACGGCACACTCAAGCAAGGGCATGGTAATAACCGTCTGCTATCATCATCCGAATTCATGGGTGCAGAACAGATCAAAGGTTTCAAGATGTTCTCAGCAGGAGGATTTCCTGTTGTATTCCACTCAGAGGACTCCAAAGACGAGATCTCTGTGGAAGTATTCATGGTGGAACAAAGTACCTTACAGGGCGATTTAGACCGCTTAGAGGGGCATCCTCGGTGGTACAGACGAGAGCTTATTGATGTAAGTATCGGTAAGGCTTGGATTTATGTAATGCAAGATCAGGCTTATGCACGTCCTGAGAGACTAATTAAAACGGGAGTATTTTAATGTGCGGATTAGTCGGAGTATACGGTGATTTATTTCACCCACACGTATCATTCTTTAAACAAGCCTTGATTGCGGATTACTTCCGTGGAAGGCATAGCACAGGTTTAGCAAGTATACCTCCATCGGGTGTACCTTTTATCAAGAAGTTAGCTATCGACCCTATTAACTTCTTAGATATTAAATCTGTAGACGATAACATATCCCAAAATAAGATACTTCTTATGGGGCATAACCGCCACGCAACTATGGGAGGTGTGAATGCGGCTAACGCCCACCCTTTCGTACATGGTGACATAACATTAATGCACAACGGTACGCTATCTAATAAGTACGCCCTAGAAAAGAAGTACGATGCTCCTACCTTCGGTACAGACTCGGAACTGGTTTGCTACTTACTAGATAAGTACAACGTAGAGGACGTTATAAAAGACCTAGAGGGAGCTTTTGCCTTGACTTGGTGGGACTCTCACAACATGACCTTTAACTTCATACGTAACGATGAGCGACCCCTTACTCTTGCTATCACAGACGACCATGTGTTATACGCATCAGAAGCTAAGATGCTTGAGTGGCTTATAGACCGTAGCAACAAAACAGTATCAGGTTCAAAAAGTGCAAGCGGTTTAGATGCTAAGTACAATATGTACCAGCCCCTTGCAGGTTGTTTACACACATTCGCTATGGAAAAGCGTAAGGTTACGTGTGTTACAGAAGAACTCGAATTAGCCCCAAAGCCTGTGATACGTACCCACTACACCTCAACGGGTATGGGTTCTGGTTTTAGCGGAGGTGCATATGTTAGAGGTGTATGGGTTCCTAACAACAGAGATGGTTGGACAACCACAAGCGGAGAGGTCGCTAGGATAGAAGACCAGACTGTTAAGAACCTAGATCGTTTTAATGCTTCAAAGGGAACTAACTTTCGCAAAGGTGACAAAGTGTTCTGCTATATTGACAAGATTGTTTGTAAGAACGATAAAGTTCCTAATCGTGTTGACTTTGAGATGTCTCTGGTATGTGACCCTTACTTTGATGTTAAAGCGTATTATTGTGACCTCAGTTCGATCTCGGATATTTCGGATGTATGGTGCATTGAAGCGGAAATAATGACTGCTACGTTTACAGGAGAGAGACCCGCTTTAGTGTTGATGAACAAACCTGAGAGCTGGAAGCTCATGCGAAGCGAAGACGATGCAAACACTTGCCCCATCTTTAAGCGTTACTGTGACTTTCAAATAGCTCAAGGTGAACATGACGCTGTGTTACCAGACTTTTATGGTGAGTTCGAGGGTTTAGATGGCAGAGATCTTACCTACAAGGAGTTCAAGGCAAACACAAAAAATGGATGCTGTGTATGTGCTGACCCTATAGATTTAGTTGCAGAGTCTACGCTACAAACAGTAACCTTTGTCTCAAGCTCCGAGTATGTCTGTGACGGGTGCGTTGACATATGGGATACAGAATACAAATCAGAGTACAGTGAGCTGAACCTACAATAACTAGGAGAACAAAATGCAAATTCAAACACAAATCGGTTGTGACCCAGAGCTGTTCTTGTTCGATAACAAGCTACAGAGAATTGTCCCTGCTATCGGCAAGATAGGAGGATCTAAGCAGAAACCTTTAAAACTGAAGTGCGGAGGCATGGTCCAACTAGATGGTACAGTACTTGAGTTCGGTACTAAGCCTGTGAATACAGGAGGAGAGAGGTTCTCCGATGCTATACAGGGGAGCATCAACGAGATACGTACTAAGCTAGAGAACAGATTCAAGGGTCGTTATGACCTTCGTTGTGGAGCACTGGCTGGGTATTCAGCAGAAGACATATCAGATAACCATACAGGATTTGACGTAGGATGCTCCCCTCAGTTCAGTATGGTCGGAAGGACGGCTATTGCTGTTGTTCCTATGCGTGTCAGTACTCTAAGTCGAGAGCGTGTACCTGTTGGGGGTCATATCCATTTTGGATTTGGCTGTGATCTTGAACTGACAGACCCAGCTTTACTAGGAACGATCTCAGCGACACTAAACCTGATGTCAACTGTGGGCTTAGTCCAAAGACTGACCTTTGACACAGGAAACGGTGCGGCCCAGATGAGAGAAGACATCCTGAACTTACGTCATAATCCTGTAATCAGACCTAAGCCTTACGGTTTTGAACTCCGTAACATGAGCTCTTACTGGCTTGCAGACAGGTCAATACCTGACCTTATTTCTGGTGTATTCCAACACCTGAGAGACTACAAGGTTAGTGGACATTACTCAGCCTTTGCTCGAGGTGAGGCCCTATCTAGGGAACTAACTACGAAGTACTCTAAAATCAAGAGAACTACCTCTAGGTTAGACCCTAAGTACCAGAACACAATGCCTTTAGACTTTTAAGGAACTACAATGATCAAGAACTTAATACCTATAGCCTTAGACCCTGTATCCGTTCAGGGTTATAGCCACAGAGATCTGAACCAGTACTACAGTAACACATTTCTGCTTTACAGAGGTTCAGACGGTGATCAAGTAGTCATCTCTATGGAGGTAGACTCTGATAATGCTTTCGTTTGCCGTACTGGTAAGGACTCCGTACTACGGATACATAGCGAATATCTTTTCAGGTTCACACCCGAGCAAGGTTTCTTTGTCCATAAAGGTAAGCTCATGGAGTACACTTATGTGTTCTCTAAGTCCTACAAAAAGGGACTTAACTACGACTTTGTTAGGTTCAACGAGTCCGGTTCTCGTGGATTTCACAGTTCAAGGGGCGGTACTCTATCCCATATATTGTATTTAGAGGCTGTTTTAGATCAGAGTACGGCTTGCAGTGACCCTACTGAGACTATTATCTCCAAGCGTATATGCTGTTCAGGTGGTAAGATACATATGGCTCTAGTCGGAAAGACCGTAGGCGATTACGATGGAGAACTGAAGACACCTTTTGGATCAATTATCGAACGAACTAACCTTAACAAAGGAGATATAGTATGCCATTTAACACAATTGAAAGCTATCTAAAAGAGACTAATAACCGATTCCGTAATCCCTTACTGTTCGAGCCTAAGAGACTCTCTCGTAATTACGCTGTAGGTATAGAGCTAGAGCTAGAGGGTGTGACCCGTACTCCAGACTTAAATTCTACGTTGTGGACGATAGAGGGTGACGGCTCCTTGCGCGGCAACGGTATGGAAATTAAGTGCGCTAAGGCTTTGTCTGGTGTTAAGCTAGAAAAAGCTATAGTAGACCTTGACGAATGCTTAGCTAATCAAGACTACACGATAAGCGAACGCTGTAGTACACACATCCATGTAGACGTTAGCGATATGTCTGGTCAGCAAGTGTACAACATGCTTCTGCTATCATCAATGTTCGAGCATGTGTTATTCAGGTTGTTCGGTAACACAAGACTAAGTAACACGTTCTGTATGCCTGTAGATACAGGTACTACTAACTTCCAGAACATAGCAAGGTTAGGCGGTAATCCCACTATTGAAAGCATAATGGGCACTACATGGTCTAAGTACGCAGGTATATCCTTGAATCGTATACGTGATCTAGGAACAATCGAGTACCGTATGTTCTGCCCTATGGTTACATCCGAGGCTTACTTCCGAGTGCTAGAGTTCCTATTCGCCTTAAAGACAGAGTCTATGGGTATGGAGTCAGCACAAGAGATAATCACTTACAAGAAAGCCCACAGCTTAAGCGACCTGTTCACTAGACTGTTCCCTAACGAAGCGTACATGGAAGACTACGAAGCTCTAGTAGAGAGAGGGGTTCAGACTGTGAATGATGTTCTGGTCATCGCAGAGCTTTCAGAATACACTAAAGTACGAGAGAAAAAGATCAATAAAGAGATCAGGGTACTTTCTAATGAACTAGATACAATCGAAAGAGGTATATAATGAATACATTTTTACTGCCATATAATTCTGCAAGTAAGTCAGCTAAAATCTTAGCTTCCGCTTTAGGTATACAACGTATCAATATTAACCGTTCTACACCCCGAAAGGCTACTAGGAACATAATTAACTGGGGTAACACAGGCTTATCTCTCCCACCAGAGGGCCTAGGAGCTACAGGGAAGGTATGGAACCACCCTGACGACCTAAGGGTAGCCTCTAACAAATTAGAGTGCTTAGAACGCCTTGCAGGAGCAGGGGTAACTGTGCCTGAATTCACTACAGATATGGCTCAGGCATCTATGTGGCTAGAGGACGACAGAGAGGTTGTAGAAAGACACATCCTTAATGGTTCGTCTGGTCGAGGTATCGTCATTGTTAACAGCACAGATCAGTTAAGTCAATGCCCTCTGTACACCTTGTACGTAAAGAAAAAGGAAGAGTATCGTGTACATATCATTGACGGTGTTGTAGTGGACGTACAGCGTAAGGCACGTAAGCTTGACGTAGACAGCACTCTTGTTAACTGGAAGGTACGTAACTTAGAAGGGGGATTTATCTTTGCAAGGCAGAACATAGACACTCCTGTAGACGTTATAGGTCAAGCTCTATCAGCTTATGATGCTTTAGACTTAGACTTCTGTGCTATAGACGTGATCTATAACGAGAAGCAAAAGCGTGCTTACGTGTTAGAGGTTAACACAGCTCCGGGACTAGAGGGCACTACACTAGATACGTATGTTAATGGTCTAACAGCGTTGATGAACAACGATGCACAGAGACCTTTTGACGTTAACACTGACGCTAATCAGGACTTCCCAGAAGAGACAGGTCCAGCCCCTGTACCCGTCCCTCAGCTCCCTACGAGTAATTCCCCTCAGTGGGTTGCACAGCCTCTACAGTGGGTACATGTCGACGAAACTAACGAAGACGACGATACGGAGCAAGAGTACTATGATGGGGAAGAGTAATCCGTTACAACCAACATTAAACTTTTTGAACTTAAACCCTGTACGTGTGTCAGACTATACACTAGACGAACCTAAGAGGGTTGTCTGGTCAGAACAAATAGCAGAAATCGTTGAGCTACTTCAGGAAGGATACAGTGTACTTGCTGTATCTAAGCTGTACAGTGTTCACGTAACGACTATGTACACAGTTATCCGTTCATTCGGGTACAACAGTAAAGGACAGAAGAATGGCTAAATCTATGAATGATTTAATAAACGAACTGAACTCACGAGTACAAGAGCTTCAAGAAGAGATCGAGGATAAGGATAACTATATCTTTGAGCTTGAGGGGCGTGTAGAGTTCTTGGAGAGTGCAGATGAAAGCTAGAAAGATATGGATTGCAGAACATCCAGAAGACTGCACAAAAAACAAAGTACGTTTCATAGCACCGAGTGACCAAACCGAGTACTGGCATAGGGTTTACGGCTACGAGGTTGTAGGTAGCGAGTACAAAGAGTACGTAATACTGGAGATAGATTAATGAACGATGCAGAGTTGACGATTATGGGCTTTTTAGTGGGGGCATTTGTTGCGCTAGCTGGATCTATACATGTATCAAATACGACAGACACCCCTGTAGCTAAAGACATAGCACACATACAAAGCGCAATCACAGTATGTAACGAGCATGGTTTACAGCCCTATAGCACAGACCACAAACGTGTTACCTGTAGTAATGGTAAGACGTACATCTTGGAGTAAGTATGCACAAGGTGAAGGTGTTACCTCATCCCGAAGCTAAAACGACAGAGAAATCATACTTCTATGCAAGACTTCTTAAAGAGAGGCAGGATTACGGGAAAGAGGTTTCACCTGTGTACAACAGAGTAGGTTTGTATTTAGATAATTCTGGCGCTTGTTGGGAGGAGTGGGCAGGACGGGCTTGGGAGTACAACCCTGAGTACTTCAAGTACTGCTTAGCTGTTCTTAATTCACAGGAGTTAAGCTCAAAAGTTATACAGATGCTAAGGTGTATTCAGCTATTTGATCCTAAAATTCTGACTAAAAAACAAACAACCCTCCTGATGCACTACGATCAAGGACTATCCGTAAGTAAGGTATCCAGAGAAAGTAAACAGAGACGAAGAAAGCTTATAATCCACTACGCAAATAGAACAGGAGCAAGTATTGACTAAGAAATATGTAGAGCGTTTACCGCACAGTTGCGGCACTAAGCGTGGGCTACAAGTCTTTATGCAAGACGATGGGAACTACGATGGATACTGTTACAGTTGCAGTACATACGTCAAGAACCCCTATGACGCGCATAACAAAGACTACATCCCACCTAAACCACAAGTTAAATCTCAGGACGATATAAACAAGGAACTCGCTAATATCAGTAAGCTACCTACAGAAGCTTGCCCTAAAGATAAACTTGATAAGGAAACCCTTGAACACTTCGGTGTTAAGCTAGGTTTCGACAGAGAGACTGCACAGGAGATACGCAGTCATTACTATCCCTACGAACGTGACGGTGTTGTTACCTCGTATCAAGTTAAGGTTCTCGAAGGTAAGATCTTTTTCTTTGTAGGTAACACAAGAAGTATAGAACCCTTCGGGTGGAGACAAGCTGTACAGAACGGTGGTGCTAAGCTATTCATAACAGAGGGTCAGAAGGATGCTATGGCATTGCTACAGACCCTTAAGAAGTTCGGTAAGTTCGAGAAGACTCCTGCTGTTATATCATTACCTAATGGTGTTAAGTCAGTTGACTCGATGGTTCCTTTCATCAAGCAGTTCGATAGGTGGAAAGAGGTTATTGTATGCTTCGACATGGATAAGGCAGGAGAGGGTGCTACTAAAACCTTCGCTAAGCTGTATCCTGAGTGCAAGGTCGCTAAGTATCCCCTTAAAGACTCACACGATATGCTTATGGCTGACAGAGGGCAAGAGCTTTTTCAGGCTGTTATGTTCCGCGCTAAGACACAGTTAAGCGATAAGCTTGTACGTAGTTCAGATGTATGGGATCAAGCATCTAAACGTCCAGAGATGGGACTTAGCTGGCCTTGGGCTGGACTTACTGACTTAACTAGGGGGATACGTAGGGGTGAGGGTGCTTACTTCGGTGGTGGCGTAAAAATGGGTAAGTCATGCTTAGTAGATGAGCTAGGTACACACCTTATCACACAACACAACGTCCCTGTGTTTTTCTGTAAGCCTGAACAAGAGAACCATATCACTGCACAGAAGCTTGCAGGGGTGGCTACAAGTCATATCTTTCACGACCCTAAGCGTGAGTTCAACATGGAGGCTTTCGAGCGTGGTAAGCGTCTCATAGACGATAAGGCTATCATGTATGGAGAGTACGGTAAAATTAATTGGGACGACCTCAAGAGAGAGATACGCTACGTTAACAGGGCAGAGGGTGTCAACGACATAATTATTGACCCTATAACATGCTTAACTGTAGGCATGGGTTCTGGTGAAGCTAACGAGAGATTAGTAGAGATCGCATCTGATATAGCGGCTATGGCTAAAGAGTTAGCATTCACGTACTACATCTTTTGTCACCTTAACAGTCCTCAGAGTGGACTTCCTCACGAGAGAGGTGGTCATGTACTTAGTAACCAATTCGCTGGCTCAAGAGCTATGATGCGTGCATGTTACATGATGATCGGTCTTGAGGGTAACAAAGATCCTGAGCAACCTAACCTAAAGAATGTAAGGCAGTTAGTTCTCTTAGAGGACAGGAACTTCGGAGAGAGTGGCAAGATACCTTTACTGTACAATCCTAACACTGGCAGGTTACTTGAGTCATACATGAACGACAACGAAGAAAACAAGGAGGAGTAATGTTTATGACTGGACTTTTTATATGGGGAGCAATATTTTTTGTTGCTATAATTATTCTGTATTACAACGAGGATTAACAGATGAAATACTCAATGTTACTTGACGGGTTTCCTGCTACGAAAAAATACCCTAGTCCTGTAGAACGTCTTGTTCGTTTAGCTGGACAAGATTTTGATGATTATAAATGCAGGGTTACAAATCCTTGTATTACTGCAAGGGAGGGGATTATAATAGGAAACTACATTGTAGAGCTCGAAAAGAAACTAGCACAGGCAGAAGCAAGAATTGAAGAAGTTCTTGAGCAAAACCGTAACTTTTTACGCGAGCTTGATATTAAAACTCAACAAGCTAAAGAGTACCAAAGGCTGTTAATTAAGATGGATGAAAAAAGCCGATGAGTGATTTAGAGCAGCAAGCCGAAGGTGAGGAACACAAGTTACCGTACGTATTCGACCTGTTTTTTGACGTAAAGACAATGGAGCAGGTTGAACGAATAGCTCGGGGAGAGGGGGACCACAGCAGTGCTACTCCATATGAACTATACGAGATGTTTGAAGGCCAAAACCTGCCTATTCCTGAATGCCTGAAAGTGTACACTAACCCGTACATCTGGATAGACCAGACAGGAACATGGCAGAAAGAGAAACCACCTGAACACGATATGTTCAGATTCAAGAAGGCGAGATATGTATGAAAACTAAGCACGAACGTAAGAAACAAACCATGAACGCAGTAACAGCCTCTAACCTAGCAGAGGGGCATCAAGTCCCTGTGTTCGCTATGAAGTCTGATGTACCTAAGAACAAGGTAACAGCCTCGCACCGTAAAGCACCTCCGGGATACTTACGTATCATGCCGGGTGTTCCTTATGTTAACGCGGAGAACTTCTAATGCAAGACATAGCCCGTTGGTTCCTTAATGTAACTTACTCTCGACTGTCCTTTTGGTTCCTGTTTATACAGCTATCGTCTCTTCTAGGTATGTTTGTATTCTTTAGCAGTGATGTTCTGTTCTCTGTGTTGACGTTACTAACACTGTCAGCAGGGGCCGCATTATTTTGGTACGACGAGTTATGGAACTGGTTGGAGAAAAAAGGTGAGGGTTAACAGGAGGAAAGATGAGGACTTGCGTAGCAGATATAGAGGCAAATGGCTTAAGAGACGTAGTGACGAAGGCTCATTGTGGTGTCTTCATAGACGTCAATACTGAGGAAGAGTTCCAGTTCACACCTGACCAGATACCTCAGATGCTTAAGTTCATGGACACTTGCGGTACTCTGATCTTCCAGTACGGCTACGGCTATGACTACCCTGTTCTGAAACAATTGTATAACTACGAGTTCAAAGGCAAAAAGGTTGATACCTTGCTGATGTCTCGACTGCTGTACCCTGAGTACCCGCAGCACTCTGTAGAGTCTTGGGGTGTACGTTTCGGTAGACCTAAGCCTAAGATAGAGGACTGGAGTACTTTTACTCCTGAGATGATGCACAGGTGTTCTGAGGATGTACATATACAACTAAGGATGTACCGTACATTTGTCAGTAAAATCAAGAAAGAGGGTTGGCCCCCTAGTAGTCTTAAGCTAACGTTTCGTTTGTTTGAGATACTACAGATGCAGGAAGATAACGGATGGCCTGTGGATATTAACAGCATCGTCAAGAGCATAAGTATGCTAGAGAACTGGATACGGAGGATTGATAAAGTAATCGTCCCTAAGCTCCCTAACGTCCTTGTACAGCCCTACACTGTACCCGTTAACAAACCCTTCCTGATGGATAGGTCTCTGTCTGCAATCGCTTGTAGGTGGGTTACAACTCCAGAGGAGCAAGCTCAGGTAGGTGGGCCTTTTAGTAGGGTACAATACCGTAAGGTAAATCTCGATAGTAACGATGAGCTGAAGAGGTTCTTAATTGACGAGGGGTGGCAACCTCGTGAGTGGAACTACAAAAAAGACCCTAAAACAAAGAGGATGATGAAAGACGATGAAGGCAAACCCATTATTACTTCTGCTAAAATTAAGCACGATGATCCTTTTCTGGGCATTGATGGTGGCCTTGGTCGTCTCGCTAGTAAGCGCGTACAAGCTAGAAGTAGAAAATCAATCCTTGAAGGCTGGCAACGTACAGTTAGAGAGGACGGTACAGTGTCACAGAGAATTACTGGTATCGCTTCAACAGGCAGACTCAAGCACTCAGGCATTGTTAATGTCCCCGGCAACGAGTCCTTTTTTGGAGTCCAGATGCGGCAGGTCTTCATTGCACCAGAGCCTTTCGTTTTAGTAGGTACTGACTCGGCAGGTTGTCAAGACAGGATGCTCCTAGGACGAGCTAACGAGTACGGTGTTAACGATCCAGTGTTCGAGGATATGTTACTCAACGGTGACAAGTCTAAGGGCACTGACAGCCACTCAAGAGCCGCTAGTGCTTTAAACGAGGTATTCAAGCGTAACAAGATGCACACGATCTCCAGAGCTAAAGCTAAGAACTTCAATTATGCTTATAAATTCAATGCAATGGATAAGAAATTAGGTGACATGGCAAAGGCAGGACCAAAGGTAGGAGGTGAGATACGGACAGCACTGGACAATATCTTTACGTCTCAAGTAGGTGTACAGGATCGTCTAGTCGAGGAGTGGGAGTCTAACGCTGAGCAGAGGATCAATGCTTGGGGCAGGGCTGAGTACGTTAACGGATGGTTCAGAGGGCTAGATGGAAGGCCTATCTATGTGAAGCTAGGCAAGGATGTTCTTGTGTATGCTTTACAATCAGACGAAGCTATTATGATGCAGTACGCTTTATGCTTCCTGTATCAGTGGCTTACTAAAGCAGGTATGGTTTACGGTACAGACTATAAGTTCGTAGCTAATGTGCATGACGAGTATCAAGCCCTTGTCCATAAAGATAAGGTAGATATTTACGTACCTCTAGCTAACAAAAGTATAGAACATGCCGCTAAGTACCTTAAAATACAATGTCCGCATAAAGGAGAATCAGATGTCGGAACTAACTGGGCACAAACTCACTAATACTTTACTCTTAAATTAAAATAATCTGAACTAACCTGAATTACTGTAGTCTTATATATCTAACCTATAAGATAATAGAACATTCATACAAATATAGTTATTAAATACTTCTTAAATACTTCTTAAATACTTCTTAAATATCACTTAAACATTTATTAAATAACTAAACACCATCTGTACAACAGATACTTACAACAAACCATTAGGAATCATATGCCAAGTATATACAATGAACCAAAAAGAGAAACAAAGCAAAGAGCACTAATCGAAGATGGACAACAGATAGCACGTATTGTTCAAGTAATAGATTTTGGTCTACAAACCCAGCGTCCCTACAAAGGCGAAGCTAAACTCCCTGCATACGAAGTATACCTCACAGCAGAATTCCCTGAACAGCGTATAGAGATAGACGGTGAGTCTAAACCTATGTGGAAGTCTAAGCGTTTAAAACTAAGCTCTGACGACCGTTCAACTTGCTATAAGTGGTACAACAAGCTAGACCCTAAAGGTGTGTACAAAGGCGAATGGTGTGAGTTAGTTGAGACTCCCCTTGTTGCGTTCATTACTCACAATCTAGGCAAAGGTAAGAACGCAGGTAAGACGTTCGATGAGATCAGTGACATAGGCCCAGTTATGAAAGGCTTTGTTGCTCCACCACTTGAGAACGACCCTGTTACTTTCGATCTAACCTCACCTAACCTCGATGTGTTCAACAGCTTCCCTTCTTGGATTCAGAACATCATTAAGGAGAACCTTGAGTACGACGGAAGTAGACTACAACGCCTAGTCGAGGGTATCCCTACAAGGGTCACAGCTAAGTCCTCAGAAAGCGACGTGGATGAGATAGAGCCTAAGGCAGAGCCTCAAGAAAAAGCTAAGGTAACTAAAGAGTCGATGTTCTCACCTGCCACTGAATACGACGACGAAATCGAATGGTAATCCAGAAGCCTGAAATAGGTCTTATCGACGCAGATTTGTTCTGTTACGATATACCTTTTGCTTGTCAGGCTAAGGACAAAGAGACGGGGGAGCTGATGGTGGCTCCCTTTTCTCGATGTATCCGTAGGCTAGAAGGCAGGCTACAAGGTATAAGAGAAGCCACAGGTTGTACACAGTTCGAGCTGTACTTAACAGGTAAGGGTAACTTCAGACACGAAGTAGCTAAGATCCTTCCTTACAAAGGTAACAGAAAATCAGATCGTGCTTACCATTACCGCAACATGATGAATTACCTGCAATGGGCTTACGGGGCTAATCTTGTTCAAGGCATGGAAGCAGATGATGCTTTAGCTATACGACAGATAGAGTTACAAGATCGTAGTGTAATTATTTCCAGAGACAAAGATCTCCGTATGGTTCCCGGTTGGCATTACTCATGGGGTGTTACTAACCAACCAGAGAAGCCCTTAGAGCACATCACCGAGCTAGGCTACCTTACTCTTACTAAGAAAACTAAAGAGGTTAATGGTGTAGAGAAGCACACCTACAAGCTAACAGGTGGTGGAATAAGATGGTTCTATGCTCAGTGCATGATGGGAGATAGTACAGATAACATCCAAGGTATCCCAAGAGTACGTGATGTTAATGCTTACAAAACACTACAGGAGTGTCAGAATGAAACAGAGTTATATGAAGCAACGCTTAAAGCTTATCAAGAACATTTCATTGATGAAGAGGTCGGGTACAATTCCTTCAAGGAGAACGCTAGGCTCCTTTGGATGGTCAGGAACCTTGACGAGAATCAAATGCCGGTAATGTGGGAAATGAAATCGTGAGTAACGTATTTTTTATTGGAGACTTGCACTTCGGACATAAAAATATCCATAAGTTTCGTTCAGGGTTAAACCTTGAAAACGAAGAACAACACCGAGAGTTCATTATTGAGAACTGGAACAACACCGTAGGTAAAAGGGACGTAGTTTGGGTTCTAGGCGATGCAGTGTTTTCCTCAGAACACCTGTGCCATATAGACAGGCTACTGGGGACTAAGTTCCTGATCTTAGGGAACCACGACCTTGGAGCAAAAGAAATGTTAAGCTCATTTGATAAGGTACAGGGGTTTCAGAAATACAAAGGTTTCTGGCTAAGTCACTGTCCTATACATCCTGAGGAGCTAAGGGGTAAACCTAACATTCACGGGCATGTACACTCTAACACAATACAAGATAAAAGATACTTCAACGCTAGTTGTGAGAACATTAACTACAAGCCTGTAAGTATCGAAGAAGTAAGGCAACAGACAGGAGGATTCGATGGGTGATTTTATAGCAAAACCTGTACACAGAGCTATTCTGGAGGGCAAGTGGAAGGAACTAAAGTACGTATAATAGGTACTCCTGAAGGGTGCTGTGGTGTACTTCAGTTACACTGGACAGGCGTTGTTAAGGAATACATTTTTGACAACGAAAGACCTACGATAGTTGTACTTAAAGATAACTCCCTTCATTGGGAATCAGACTTAGAGGTAATAAATGACGAAAGAAAAGACATGGGACCTAGTACAAGTTACTCAAGAAGACTTCAAATACAAGGTTAGTAAAGAAAACATAGTTGCAGTTCAACAGCCTCACGAGCTTGACCCTGACTATCAAGATACTCATTACTACACTGACGACATAGAAGCTGTGTACTTAGGAACAATCAGGATAGGTAATGGGACTGTAGTTCACTTAGTACCCGTACACGAGTTCACCCTTAGCTAATGCGTTTAAAGCAATCTGAACTTAAGGCATACAGGGATCGTATGCTTAAGGAGGACGGCCGTTGTAGGATATGTGGACACGGTATACAGCCAGAGGAAGCAGTCCTAGACCACGACCACGAGACAGGCCACATAAGGTCAGTACTGCATAGGAACTGTAATCAGATAGAGGGCAGGGTCCTTAGTTGGTGTAAAAGGAATGGTAAAGGTGTACACCCTTTGGTTGTACTTAAAGGTATCCGAGACCACTGGCAAAAGGATTACTCCTCCC